GCGGGGCTTTGAATGATCGGAGTGCATAAGCACCAGCAAAGCGAACAGCTATTTGCAGACACGCAACCTGTTCGTTACAGTCTACGCTGGCCCAGCCGGCTGGGCACTGTGAGTAATAACCCACCAGGCCTGACCGACTTGCTGACCTGGAGTGCTAACACAGTAAATTATTGGATATACGTTGATGACACGGTGCCCACTGAACAACCCACAGATATACGCAGTTTTCGTATAGGCGGCATCAACGTAGGATATAGTGCAGGCAGCAATACATTGTTTGTTAATGAATGTAGATGGACAGGTATAACTTCAGGCTGGGTTAGTATATTGTATCAGAACAGTCAGGCGGGCGCAGATACCATTATCAGAGTTAATGATGCACTACCCACAGAGCGTTTAACGTTTCTAGACACCAGCAAAGCCTGGATTTATCCACAAGATGACCCCACAGATTCGCCCACAGCCTATCAGCCCAGTGCGCTTAATCAGAGCATTGGTAATTTAACTGAAGCTGCAAGAAATCGCTGGGAAATTCCAGTAACGCCGGGCACATATCGCTACCACTGGTATCAGCCCGTAATAGGGTATATCCGTTATAGCACTGCGTTTCTAGATTTAAGCCACCGACAAAAATACAGTGCACGTTGGACCGCACATAATCAACACGGCGAAATAGGACGCGATGTCGATGGTATCTGGACCAGAGCATATCAGGGCACGCCCACTAAAACTGTGGGCACCAGTTCAGTAACAGGGCCTGAAGGAACGAGAACTGTGGCAACACATGCATACAGTTTTCCCACAGGACCCGCATTTGCCAGCCGCGTAGTGGATGTGGCCGCAGACAGTGACACCAGCCTACCGGTATACGAATATCAGGGATTACAGATTAGTCAGACCTGGACGCCTACTGATTCACGCAATTTTAATTTTAACTTCCCCAGAACGGCCTAGCACACCATAAATAGCTATGCACACGGGGCTTTATAACCAAGGAGACACATCAGATGTCAGCAGCCAGCGACTATTTAGAAAATAAATTACTTGATCATGTTTTGCGCTATAGCACAGCCAGCTATACTGCGCCCAGCACAACTTATCTAGCACTTTTTACCAGTAACACAAATTTAGAAAATAATAACGTAAATTCCGCCGATGAAATCCAAATTCTAGGCGGCACAGCATATGCTAGAACTGCGATTACTTTTGGTAATGCAGCCAGCAGCGGTAGTATCACTAATTCTGCATCAATAACATTTCCCACTGCCACTGCAAACTGGGGCATTGTTACCACTGTGGCCATTATGGATAATGCTACGCGAGCTCAGGGCAATGTTTTATTTTATGGTGATTTAACAATTAGTAAAAATGTCACAATAGGTGATACTTTTACCATCAATACCAATAATTTAACTGTTACTCTAGCCTAACTGGTAATCAGGCCAAATGGCAGAACTTTACGTTGAAGCGGGCTATGTAGAACCGGGTTATATTGAAACAGTTCAGGAAGGCACTGGCGACAATATCGCAGTCTCCACCAGCCTTAGTGCACTAGCAGGATTTAGACTCAGCCCTGAAGGTCCGTGTGGCACATATACCTGGGACAGCACAGGCACCTGGGTGGATTGGCCCAATAATATTTGGGGGCCCGAAGGTTGGTGTGGTCACGTTCAGACTGCCTTGACTGCCACGGCCGCACTTACACAGGATCAACCTGTGCCACAGGTTTACAGCATGGTGGCCACACTTACCGCTCTGGGTAATCACATATTCCAGGTTCCTGCCACACTACCCGCAGTGTTTGCACAAACCACACAGGGCAACTACATCTGGTTTGGTGAACCTGAAGTATTCAGCGCCACTGTGACCCTGAGCACGCTGGGCAATCATATATTCCAGGTCCCTGCCACACTGGATGCTGGCACAGCCATGCTGGTTCCATACAGCGGATTATTGCAAAGTGGCATAGCGCCCATCACGGTGGTTGCAGACTTACCCATAGACCAATCGGGCCTAAACGGCATTGCTGGCGTGTTTTTTAGAGCACAGGCAGATCTCAGCGTAATTGCAGACTTACCCATAGACCAAAGCGGCCTAAATGGTATTGCTGGCTTGTTGTTCCGCGCCGAGGCCCAGTTGCCAGCTATTTACAGCACTGCAAATTTTGCAGTATTCATACCACGTGATCCATATCGCAGCTGGATTGTTTATCCAGAAACTAGAGTTATACGGGTTAGCTCGGATCGTATGTGTGGTGTGCAGGGCACTGAGGCTAGGATATTGTGTGTGCAGCCTGAAGACCGTGTTTTAATTGATGGCCTAGCGCCATATGATACTATAAGAAGGAGAAAGGTATGACCAGCATTTCAGGCTACAAGACCGATAGGATTGGTGCCTATATTGAAAAAGACCCCGATGCACGATTAGATTACACCGTGGACTGGAGTGATTGGGTAGTAGGCAGTCAGACTATAACCAACAGTCACTGGACCGTTAGCACTATAGCCAGCGATCCCAGTCCTCTGGTGGAATTTAAAAGCAATGTTTTAACCAGCGGTGATCATAGATGCACTGTATACTTGGCCAATGGCAGCGTGGGCAATACTTATACAGTAACAAATAGAATTACCGATGCTGATGGCATTAGAGACGAAAGATATTTTAGAATAATTGTTAAGCAGAGAAGTTTGTAAACATGAACCCACAGGATATTATAGACGGCATACCCGAGATCGTGCCAATTGGTGATGTGCCTGAAGACACGGTGATCACTACTGGCGAACCTATACGCGGCCGCGCGGGTAGGCCTCGAGTGCCCATAGACCAACTTACTGTGTTAAAACTGGCCCGATTGCATTGCAGCAATTACGAGATTGCCGAATGGTTTGGCGTAACCGAAAGCCTTATTAGACGCAGATTTGGAGATTTAATACGTCAATGCCATGCAGAAACCCGCGCAAGAATTAGGCACGAACAAATACGTCAAGCTCTAAATGGCAATGTGACCATGCTGATATTCCTAGGCAAAGTCATGCTGGGACAGCGTGAAGATTCGGCACCTGAACGCACAGAACCCCTGCCCTGGCAGGATGAGGCCTAACTGTGCCATTAAACCCGGGTCAACAGGCAGTTGCACAGGACGCCAGTCGATTCAAAGTCGTAGTGGCTGGCAGACGCTGGGGTAAAACCACCCTGGCCATTAGAGAACTGGCGCGTGCCAGTAGAATGCCCAACCAGGTGGCCTGGTATATTGCACCCAGCTATAGAATGGCCAAACAGATTGTCTGGGACCGTTTAAAATATCGATTGCAGGATCTACGCTGGGTGCAACGAGTTAATGAAAGTGACCTTACCATTAAATTAATCAACAACAGTCAGATCAGCCTGCGTGGTGCAGACAATCCTGATAGCCTGCGCGGTGTAAGTCTAGATTATGTAATATTTGATGAAGCCGCCATGATTGAACACAAGGCCTGGCGTGAAGTTATTAGACCTACCCTCAGCGACCGTGAAGGTGGCGGCATGTTTATCAGCACACCCATGGGACGTAATTGGTTTTATGACCTATATGAGCATGCAAGAACACCCACATTAACCAGTAACTGGCGAGCATGGCAATTCAGAACCAGCGATGGCGGCAATGTCAGTGCGCAAGAACTGGCAGATGCTAGACGGGACATGGATGAACGCCAGTTTAGACAGGAATATGAAGCCAGTTTTGAAACCTACGGTGGTGTAATTTATTACAATTTTGATAGGCAAGCTTGTGTGCAGCAATTACAAACTCAGCCGGGCACCCTGTATATTGGCATGGATTTTAACGTATCGCCTATGAGTGCAGTGGTTATGCAAAGAACCAATCTGGGCCTACACTGTATTGGGGAAATAGTAATTTACAACAGTAACACACAGGAAATGGTGGATGAGATTCAGCGCCGCTATCCCAATAGAACCGTCATGGTATTTCCTGATCCTGCTGGTGTGCAAAGAAAAACCAGTGCCAGCGGCCGCACTGATATCACAATATTGCAGCAGGCTGGTTTCCAGGTAAAATATCGCAGTCAACATCCGGCTGTGCGTGACCGTATTAATGCTGTTAATGCATTGCTGTTAAATGCTGCACAGGAACGTAGACTAACCCTGGATCCTGAATGCCGCAGACTAATTGAAGCACTGGAGAAACATACTTACAAAGAAGGCACATTGTTGCCCGACAAGGATCAGGGTTATGACCATCTCACAGATGCACTGGGTTATGCAGTAGAATTTAATTTCCCAGTAAAATTACAACGAGACACAGAACAAGCAACGACAGAACGCTGGGGTGTGCAAACTCACAGCTACCGATGAGTAAATAAAACGAGGACAACACAATGGTTATCAGCGCCAATAATAATAGATTAAACACAGAATCAGTAGATATGGTCACCACGGTGCATCCGGACTATCGCCGTCATATCAGCAATTGGCGTTTCCTACGCGACAGCTATATTGGCGGTCAGGAATACC